ACGGTCGGCCGGTAGATCTGAAACGGGAAGGTCGCGTCGCCGCCCGGGTTGGGGCCCACCTGCACCGGGTAGCAGTCGTCGAAGACGGTGATCACGCGGCTGCCGGAGTCGTGGAACTCCCAGATCTCGTGCAGCACGTTCTGACGGGAGCCGCTGGTGTCGTAGCCCTCCGCGGCGAGCCGCTCATCCCAGATGTTCGAGCGCTGCGTCTTGGGCCTTGACGCGAGCAGATCCTCCAGCGTCCACGGGCACGTCGGGTCGTTCTCCTTCGCGCGCCAGACGCCCGACTCGACGTTGCGCTTGACCGCCAGCGGGCCGCGCCAGAGCCGGTGGATCACGTACTCGACGGTGTCCATCGAGTCGCCGTTGGGGTCCCACATGAAGTCGTAGGGATCGACGCGCTCGGCGACCGCGTCATCGAAGCAGGTGTAGCGCTCGGGCTGGCCCTCGATGAAGCCGGTCGGGTCGACCGGGTTGGGGACCGCCTTCACGCGCGTGCGCTGCTCGAACTTCCAGCGCGTCTTGCCGACGCCGAGCCCGTAGATCAGCCCGTCCTTGCCGATCACCTGCAAGATCAGCTCGTAGTTGATCTGCTTTTGCTGCGCGTCAACCACGATTTTCATGTGCCGGACGTTGCCCAGCGCGGTCTCGTCGCGGGGGACGACGATCATGCGCGGGCCCTTGGCGACCATGCGCGGGTTGATCGTCTCGATCGTCGAGAAGCAGAACGGGATGAACAGCTCGGCGCCCCACTCGGCCTGCGCGGCGCTGACGACGGCATCGGCGTCGCGGTAGTGGCCCTGCGCGACGTCAGATCTGAAGTCGGTGAAGCCGCGGTAAAGCCGGTAGAACTCGTCCGCGTGGTCGCGGAAGCTCTTGTGCTCGGGCTCGGCCTGAAGGTACGCCCGACGGACGGTCTCGACCAGCTCGCGATCGATGTCGTCGAGCCCGTCGTAGCTCACGGCTCGACCGGCTCCTCGACCATCTCACGCTGGATCGCGGGCGCGAAGCTCTCGTAGGTCATCAGCATGCCCGTGGTGACGTACTGATTCGGTCCGATCTCCTCGCGCACGGCGCTGAACACGACGACGCCGCCGAGCTGGAAGAGCGCGCCTTCCATGTCGAGCAGCGCGGCCCTGACCTCGTCGCGGTCGTGCTGGATGAAGCCTTCGGGCGTGTGCTCGCCCAGGAAGGAGAACTCGCGCTTCACGGGCGCCTCCTAGATGCGGATGAGGACGTTGACAACCAGCGACGGGTGCACGCGGTAGGTCTCCTGCGTCTGGGAGAAGCCTGCGACCGTCGTCTTGACGACTTGCGAGGTGCCGACCAGCACGGCCTGGCCGCCGCCCGCGGCGGCGGTGCCCGTCGTCTGCTCGGTCTTCTCGTAGCCGTTGTTGCCGACCGCCTGCGGGATCTGGTTGGCGGCCAAGTACGCCGACTCCAGTCCGAGCTTCTGCGCGAGCGCATGGTTGGCGGCGCCCTGCGCGTCGCCGAAGCCGACGCCCATCGGTGACCGGCCGCGGAAGTCGGGCACGTTGAAGTGCGTCCCGTCGGCGGACCCGTAGGTCGTGGAGATCGCGCCGAAGAGGGAGGCGTAGGTGCCGGTGCGCAGGTAGCTGGCGCCGTCGCACAGCAGCCAGCCGGGGATCGCGGTCGGCGTCGCGACGGGGATCGCCGTGAATCTCAGATCGCCGGACTGCGGGCCGACGCCGGGCGCCATGTCGACGTCCCTGATCCATGCGGTCAGTGCCTCGATGCGGTCGGCGAGCGCCTTGACGTCGCGGGGGACGTCGGCGGTGTCGGTGCCGACCGGGTACGGCAGCAGCAGGCGGGAGGTGTTGGGCATCTAGCGGGGCCTCCGTCTCGTGCCGGGGCGGCGGTTGTAGACCGAGCCCTCTTCGCGCGCGAACAGCGCCAGCTCGGGATCGCCGAAGTCCAGGACGCGCGGGCGGAAGGCGTCGATCGCCTCCTCGTTGCGCTGCACGCAGCGGCTCAGATGGGCGGCCATCGCGTCCTGGCTATGCGTCTGTAGACCGCAGATGCGGCAGATGAAGTTCACGAGTAGCCTCCCCTCGGGGCCGCGCCAGCGTCGCTCTGTCCCGCCGTGGTCGGGCCGGGTTCGGTCTCTGGCCACTACGGTGGATCACCGCGCGGCGGCCCCGCTCAGTAGCCGGTGACGGCGTAACGGACGCGGCGGGTGGTCTTCACGCGCGGGCGGCCGTGACGCTCGACGCGCGGTTGCTTCTCGGCGGCGACGGTCTGGGCGATCATCCACGCCAGCAGCAGGTCTGACCGCGCGCCCGGCTGCGGGCCGGTGCGACCGGAGCCGCGTCGCACGTAGGTTTCCATCTGACGGGCCAGACGTGCGCTCTGGATGCCGTGCGTGCCCTCGCGCAGCAGGGCCATCGCCTCCTCATGGAGCAGCCCCTTGGTCGCGCGGGTCGTGTCCCAGCCGAGCCGGTCGGTGTAGCTGCCGGTCGGATGGTCGGTGCGCCGTTTCGTATACATCTGACGCCAGCCCAGCTCGTGGAAGAGCGTGTCGATCAGCGCCAGCCCGTAGCCCCCGGTGCGTTCGATCGCCAGCCACGGCCGCCGCGGCGAGCTGTAGCGCAGGCAGGCGAGGAAGATCTGATCTGAGACGAGGTCGGGCTCCAGGATGCCCTCGAACTGCGCAACCTGCTGGCGCGACTCGTGGTCGATGATCACGATCGCGAAGCTCGCGGCGTCCTCTGACTCCTCCCCGCTCGCCGGGTCGACGCCGATCACGTACTGGCGGCCCTCCTGCGGCGGCGTCCAGATCTCCCACGGGCCGTCAGATCTGACCGCGACGCTGGTCGGCACCTTGATCGTGCCGCGCCGCGTCTTGCGTTCGGTGTGCGCGCTCGCGCGCAGCTCGACGCGCTCGGGCTCGGGCGCCTTGCTCGCGTCGCGCACCGCCTTGGAGATCAGCACGCCGCCGAAGACGGTCTGGCCGGTGGCGAGAAACGCCTCCTCGGGGAAGCTCGGGTACTCCTGGCGGAACAGGTTGATGTCGGACTGGCACAGGTGCTCGATCGCCCAGCGGCGCCAGTTGAGCTGCTCAAGGTCCAGCTCGTAGCGCATGATCAGGTCCGGCTCGTCCTCGCCGAACGGGCCGTCGCCGATAGCGAAACGCTCGCGCTGACGTGCCGTAAGCGGTCGGCGGTAGCGCGGGTCCTGATGCCAGCCAGCGAAGAAGAGCGGGTAGGCGCCTTCGCCCTGCTGCGCGCGGTCGCATAGCTCCTTGAACTCGTTGTGCCCGTTGGCGGTGCTTTCGAGCAGGATCAGCGTGTCGGGGTCGGTGTGGTCGACGGCGTTCTCCAGCGCCGTGAGCTTGGCCTTCAGATACGGCCAGAACGCGACCTCAGATCCGTGCACGCTGTGGAAGTCAAAGCCGCGCCCGGCCTCGAACTCCTTGGCGGTGTCGACGATCAGGCGCGAGTGGCCCTTGCCGAAGGTGCCGTCGGCGCCGGTGCCCGAGAAGCGGTCGCGCTCGCCGAAGACGATCTCCTTGTGGCGGCGGCGGTTGGCGATCGGAGGCTTGAGGACCAGCTCGTCGTCCTCGATCTCGGGCAGGTTCGCGTACATGCGCTCGGCGACCTGGACGATCGAGCCCGCCGTCGTGCCGTTGTGCGCGATGACGATCGAGCTGTGGTACTCGTTCAGCGTCGCGCGCTGAAGCAGCAGCCCCTGCGCCATCGTGGAGAAACCGAGCTTGCGGGCCTTCAGGATGATCGCCCGCATCGGCAGACCCGCGTCGCGCTGGCTCTTGAGCAGGCTCCACAGCTCGTGCTGCGCGGGCCGCAGCACGAACGGCACGAGCTTGCCCTTGTCGACGATCTTCAGGACCGAGCGCGCGTAGAAGGGGTAGTCATCGACGAGGCGGCGGCGGACCGCCTCGATGCTCAGCGGCTCCCCTTCTTGCGCTTGTGCAGCGTCGCGTAGAACACGCGCCGCCCCTTCTCGGGCCCGTAGAGCTTGACCATCGCGCTCATCGCCTTGGCGGCCTGACCGCCGAAGTAGCGGTCGTAGCGCTTGATCGGCATCAGGGGACCCGGAAGCCGCCGATCGTCCGGCCGCTGGTGGCGCCGACGCCGACCGGCCGCACCGGCAGCGTCGCGCCGTGCTGCACGGTGGTCGCGGGCACCGTCGCGATCGTCAGCGAGCCGTCGGTGGCGGCGACGCCGGACTTGGCCAGCGAGACGGCGGGCATGCCGGGCGTGATGTCGCGCGCGCTCAGATTGACGGTCTCGCCGGGAGCGAACGCGCCGAAGCCGAAGCTCACGTCGCCGCTGGCCATCAGATCGCCTCCAGCTTGGCGATCAGGCTGGAGCGGTTAGACCCGGCGCGCTCGGCCTCCAGCGCCTGCGCGGCGCGCTCGGGGTCACCGTCGACCCAGTCGAGCACGTCGTCGATCGTGCCCGTCGGCACGCTGTCGGCCTC